AAGAGCACCACCCCAACCTCCACCAGTTGCACCTTGATATACACCCTTAGCTAGTGATCCCCACTTAGAACCCATGAAGTTATTAACTCCAGAAGTTAATCCTGCCCAAGCATTAGCACCACTATGGTACATATTCGCTACACCTTGACCAAACTTACTGAAACGTAAGTTCTGCATCCATCGAGGTTGGCTAATAGCATTAACTGTATTGATATTAGCAAACGACCCCATAGCACCGACACCACTCATGACGGCACCCATAATATTACCTTGCCTTAAAGCATTAAACGCATTAATACCTTGAACAATAGGTCCAACACCTGGAACAAACGATAATGCTGTTGATACTAATGGATTACTTACTACACTACTAACAGTATTAATAACACTACCTACTGCATCTTTAACACCATTAAATACACTACCTACTGTCTTAGTAATACCTTTAAATATCTTACCAAAGAAGTATGGTTTTAAAGTTTTACCTCCTCTATCTTTCCAAAATTCCCACCATTTCTTACTAGTTGTTTTTTTCTTTGTTTGAGGAGCAGATTTGGGTGTAACAACATTACTCTTGTTACCAAAAAGATTACTAAGCCAATTACTTTTCTTCTCTTCAGTCTTTGGAGATGGTTGAACAGTCTGTTTCTTAGGACTAAAGAGATTAGTAAGCCAATTACCAGAAGAAGATTTCTTCGTATCATCTTTCTTAATTATTTGCTGAATGGCAGCAGGAAAATTACCATCTATCTTACTTTTCTCTTTTTTAGCGATTGCAAGTCTCTTTTGAAACTCTTGAACTCTCCTCTCGTCGTAATGTACTCCTACAAGTTTATATCCAAGGTTCCACCAAGGTGCATTTGGTAAATTGGCTTCTTTGTCTATTGCCCTCTCTAATCCACTAATTACCTTATCAACACCATGCTTCTTTATATCATTATTAACATTTCTATCTCGAAGTCGATCAAAACCATAATCCATACCTCTCATGACAGTTTGATCAACTAGAATATCTGCAGCAATACCTACAAGACCACCTTTAACAGCTGGTTTCTTTAATAACTGCTGTCCAGATTTTAAAGGATTCTGTTTAAGAAACTTCCAACCTTTACCAGTCCAACTCTTAAGACCTTGCCAAAAACTTTTTTTCTTTACTATAGACTGAATTATAGGAGTTTTACCCTTAACTGTTACATTAACACCGTTTATCTTATGAGTAACCTTACTCTGATTCTTTAAATGACTTTTAAACTTTGAATACTTATTCTTTAACTGTTGTTTTACACTAGTCTTTTTAGGAGTCTTATTTGGATTCTTTGGACCACCTGGTCCCTTACCTTTTCTTAAAAAAGCAAAAGGATCCTTTAACCAATTACTAATATTTTTAACTAACCAACCAAGACCTATAAGAGCAACTCCAAATGTTGAAAAAGGACTTAATAACGCACCAGCAACACCAACCCCTATTAAAAGATCACCAAGACCTTGTATCCTTTCACCAAAATCGCTCCCTTTACCAGTAAGTTTCTGCCATCCTCCGACTAATTTCTCATTAACTAACCAGTTACTAAACTCTTTTAACTTTTTAAATATTACATTCGCTTTGTAGAAAAATGTTTCAATCTTTTCCTTATTTTCAGGATCAGCCCACCATTCCAGCATCTCTTTGATGACTGCAATCTTGAAGATTTGAAGAATTAAATTAAAAACTGGTTGTAATGCCTTAGCCCATAATGGCATTGCTGACATTAATCCCTTAGCTAACTTACTCTTTCCGAAAAATCCCTTTATCTTAGACTTATTTGGGTTTTTATCACCAGGTTTATTAAGTTTTGCCATCTCTGTGGCATCTTCAGCATCCTGATCCCTATCTCTCTGTGCTTGACGACGCTCTAACTTCTCTCGTAACTCATCATCCTTAATACGAGATATCTCAATATTCTCAATATCTTTAACAACACTACCAATACTATTAAGTGTTTTGCCAAAATGATTGAAAGATAAAACTAATTTTCTGCCCACAAGCGATCCATCACTGGCATTATCTGCTGCCATGCCAGGATTAATAAACTTGTATGCTTCTATTTTAGCCATTAGCTGCTTGTTGCTCTTTTGATCTTCGCTCCTCTTCTTTAAGGAATGCCATTAATAAATTGACATAAATTTCCTTTTCAAAGGGGATCATATTATCAACATACTCTATATTCCACTTGTGATGATGCATTAATGCGAAGTTACCTTCATAATAAGCTTTTAATGTATTATGAAGTAGAGCTATGCGAAAAAACTCGCTAACCCCTCCAATACAACATCATTATCAACACCAGTGTTAGGATTAGTAACCTTTATGGTATGAGATAACTTAGGCATGGTCTCAAAAAACTCCTGTACAAGCATAAACTGCTTACTACTTAAGTTTTCAAAGAACTCAACAATCTCAGTTCTTGGCATATCAGTACAATCATATACCTGTTCAGTATCAGTAATCGATTCAACACAATCTGCTGCCATATCAAATATTTGATCAGCACCAAACTCTTCCTCATTACCTACAAAATTCATTGATACAAAGGTTGCCATACTAGGATACTTCATCTTCATGACAATTTCATTAGATAATTTAATCTCTGCCTTATGCTTTTTATTCTTTTGGATTTTAATATCAGTCAAAGGAATTGTTACAGGAACTTGAGTTTCATTATCATCAGGACATGTGATTGAAAGTTCAACACTCTCACCAACAGATTTTGTACGAATCTGAAGGAACAAAAATTCAATATCAAAAGTTGCTAAAGAATCAATTTCAGTAAGATCTGTACATGATGTAATAATGTCCTTAATAGCGTTAACAAGATCTCCTTGTTCGCCTGTTTCAGTTGCTAATAAAAGTAATTTCTCTTCTTTTACAAGAAAAGGTCTATAATTTACAGTTTGTCCAGTGGACGGCAACTTCATTTTGTACTTAGGTACATTTAACTTAGGTAAAGCCATAATATTTCAATTCAGTATAATTATTTAGTGAGGTTACGCAGTCATCCCCCAACCCTGTGTAAGATGCTGATCTTCCCTACCATTCCAATATCCTTTGACTGGATACATTATTTTATTAATCATATCACTATCTTCAAATCTTGGAGAAGCATAAAATCTATATCTCTCATAGTAAAACGATATACCCATAGTCATTACAGATGAAGCATTTTGATTAAGTTGTGCACTACCTATATTATATGGAAAAACATTTCTCATTTCCCACATAGCAGTAATCTTATTAAGTCTTGCATTCTGCCACATCTTTAAAGCAGCAGTAGAATCATTCTCTGCTAATGCTCTTCTCATTGCATCATCATAAGAGGCATAATTACCACCACCTCTTTCCCATTTGTAAATTCTTACTGTAGGTGAAACATAGTCCTCATAATATTCTGTGTATTGATTAGCATCATTTGCCATTAATGATACCCATCTCTCAAAAATTGTTCTAGTCCTTTGAGATCGTGGCATCATAAAATTCATCTGACACTGACTGAAAGCAGATCCAGTAGCATACTTGTAACCAGCACCTACATTAACAACCTGTCCTGAGGTAATCTGTTTACTTGGTAAACTAACACTATTACAATAAAAATCTAATAAATCTCTAGGTTCAGGGGAACCTAATTGCATCTTACCATTAAGTAAACCAAATATTCTTGGTGTGCCAAATTGAACTGTATATAAGTTGGAATAACTTGGATGATTATCATCCTGTCTCATGAATGCTTGAAAATCCTGTAGAGAGTTATATCTTACATTACCCTGATCTTTATGTACTACATCAGTACCAACAGTTAATGACAGAATATCCTTTATAAATTGTGAGACTCCATTTAATAGAGGTCCCATAATAGGCATTGACATTAGATTTTCAACTCCTTCTCTGTGATTAACATAAATTCCATACCATAGTCTTTACAAAACTCAGTCGCTGCTTTCCACTTTGCTTGGTTTACACCCCAAGTGAAAACTTCATTGATATATCTCTT